GCCAAAGAATATAAAGCAGCAGGAGGAGGTTACAAATGAAAGGTGTTAAGCATTATAAAAAAGACGGTACTGAGCACAAGGGTTCTAGTCACAAGATGTCTGACGGCACTCTACACACTAATAAATCCCACACTAAAACCAGTGTAAAACTATTTCATTTAAAAGACTTGTCTACTAAAGCTAAGGTGAAAGCTACAGGTAAAAAGTAATGGCACTAGCTAAGTCTCAAAAGTCTTTAAAGAAATGGACAGGGCAGAAGTGGACTACGCCTTCCGGTAAACCCAGTGGAAAAACAGGTGAGGTATATGCGCCTGCTAAAGCTATAAAGAAACTTCAGTCTACTGCCGCAGGTACAAAGAAACTGGCTGCTGCCAACAAGAAGAAACGCGCTGCAACTGCTGCTGGAAAGCAATACGCCAGCCACGGCCTACATAAAGGGAGAAAGAAATAATGCCAGTTAAAAAAGATTCTCGTTTAACCAATGCAGGAGTAAGCGGCTATAACAAACCAAAGCGCACATCGAAGCACCCGAAGAAAAGCCATGTGGTTGTTGCAAAGGAAGGGGATAAAATTAAGACCATCCGCTTTGGAGAGCAGGGAGCCAGCACAGCGGGTAAGCCTAAAGCTGGAGAGTCAGATAAGATGAAAGCTAAACGAGCCAGCTTTAAAGCCCGTCACGGTAAGAACATCAAGAAAGGAAAGATGTCAGCAGCGTACTGGGCTGATAAAGTTAAGTGGTAAGACTAGTATATAGATTGTAGTTCTGTTTCTATATCTTCATGTAAGTCTTCAAGTTTAAGTTTAGCGACTCTAATTATCTGACGCATGAGAATAACATCTTTAGGGCTGAACACTTTAGAAAGGTCTTTATCGGGAATGCCGGACATTTCTGTCACGACATCCCCTTTAGTATTGATAAGGACACTAAAGCTTATAATATTAGCTTCAGACGATTTCACACGCACCACCTACACAGGCTAGTTCTTGAGAACCTGTAGTATTATCTTCCTGTTCAAACTGTTCTAAGTCCTTCCAGTCCACACCTTTCGGCATCGCTGCTACTAGTTCTTTGTACTTCTCAGCAGTGATGTCTTCATACGGAGCTTGTTGATATACATGGTCACTGAATGGCAACAAACTGATACCGCTACACAGGTCAAAGTTATCCCATATCCACTGTGCTATCTGCAAGAACTCGCTGTCCGTATAGTATACAGTGATAGATGGCTTGTGTTCGCACCAGTGATTCTGGTAAGCCTTCCAAAGTGCTAACTGCTCCATAGCTCCTACCTGAGATACGGTCACACTAGACTTAGGAGCCTTTACAGGGAAGCTAAACACAGCAGAAGAAGGACTCATTACATCCTGCTCTACAGGAAACCCTGCTTGATCCATGAACTCTGCAAGTGGGTCTTTCTTATCGCTACGTACTCTGCGAATGTAATACTCAGAGAAGCGAGGATGGATACCACTAGCAGAATCGACAAGCTGAGATACAGTACCGCTAGGCTTAACGCATGTAATAGCCGCAGACTGACTAATGCCGAGCTTAGAAGCCCACTTCTTATTTGTTTCCACACATACATCTCGTACTGCCTCCAACCATACTGCAAGCTTAGGTGAATCACCTTTACTCATAATGGCGTGATCCATAATGCCTGTCATGCTAACACCTAATAGTGCCTCTTCTTCGGTGTTCTTCTTCCAACAGTTCCGTAAGTATCTAAAGTCTGTGAGTGTTGCTTGCAGCGTACCGATGATAGAAGCCATCTCAGCTTTTTCTGTAAGGGTCTCAAGGGTATCGTTTGAACGCACAACAATCTCTGACAGGTTACAGAACTGATTGCTGCGTAGAATGATCTCAGAGCAAGGGTTAGTACCGAAGTCCTGCTCTGCATCTCTACGTCCGTTACGTGCTGCAATCTTCTGTGCTGCTACACGGCTAAAGATACCGCGCTCACCTGCCTTAGACTCATACATGTTCTGCATCTCACCTAAGAAAGCCTCGAAGTCTGGCTTCTCTGTGTACGCTACGCTGTTGTTAGCCAACCTACGATGACCTTCTAGCTCCCACCAGTTACCACTCTTAGCTTTAGCCATACGAGGATCAGAAAGATTAGAGAGGCTGATGAGTGCTGAACGTCTAACGCCACCTACAACAACAATGTCTGCAATCTTACATACAACATCATGGCACTCTAAGCTGTTTAACTTACGACCTGCTGCTTTCTGGAATATCTCAATGCAGAAGTGGAACAAATCTACTAGTGGCTCTGGCCCTGATGCACGACCACCAAAGGTTTTAAGTCTTGCACCTGCTGGACGAACCCTGCTGATGTCCCACTGAGGTATCTTACCTGCGTACAGCATAGCAATAAGCTCACGAAACGCAGAAGCCCAGCCAATCTTGCTGTCACTAATGACAATGACGCTGTCTGTCTTGTGAAAGGTCTCAGCTACTACTGGCAACTTAGTAATAAAGTTACGCTCAACGCTAAAGCCTACGCCTGTGCCACACATCAACACATACATCAGCTCATCAAAGCTGCGCGGTGAGTCAATGGCGAGGTAGCTACAGTTAAATCCTGCTACGTTGTCTTTATCTAACGCTACTCCTGCTGTCATCATGCAGCGCATAGAAGGCATAACGTCTAAGTTATGTATAGCCTTGTAAAGCTTTCCGGCTACCTTGTCATCTATCTGGCCTCGCTCTGTCCAGAAGTCTACATATCTTTGTACTGTCTCTGCCCATGTCTCGCGTCTACCTGCTTCAGGTATCCATCGTGCGTATCTGCTCTTGTGTATAAACTGTTGATACTGATCCATTAGTTATTCTCCTCTATAAAATACTCAGCTATATGACATTCTTCAGACCAACGGTTGATTACTTTAAATGTCCTCTTATTTATTGTGTGTCCTTCCTTTTTTAGTTCGTAGATTCTTGCGGCTAGTCGCGTAATCCCTAAGTCACGAAAAGAATCTAATGTTGTGAGTGTCTTTCCACTTTCTAACCAATCTAATACTCTGTGTGCTTGTGTCATTAGCTATTTTCCTTTAAGTTGAGTGTGCTAGAAAAGCACCTACTCCAAAACATACGGCACAGAATACCACATACATAGCTGCGTGTCTAATAAAATCGTACATCAGTCTTCTTCAATACTGTCTATAAGTTTCTGCAAGTACCACTGAGCTTTCTTTGTGTCCTCTAAAGCTTTTCCCTTATAGGACATCCTCCAAAGATATTTGAGGCAGTTACCTTTTAAGTAACCTTCAAAGGCTTCAACGGACATGCTTGCCTTGATAGCTTCGATACATTCTACGCCGCCTGCATTGTAATGAGCTGGCTTGTTAACGACATCTTCGCTATGAGCTTCAAGCATTCTGTTATCCATTCTGTCTTTCTCTTCTTCTGCTGCTTCAACATAACGATTGATTATGGTATCGCGGTGGTCGCTCTCTCTGTTACGTATCCTATCCCAATCAAATCTTGTTGCGTCATTGAGTCTGTCCATCTGTAGTTTCCTTCTCATGCTTGTTTTTAGTCAGCAAGTATTGCTTAGTTGATTTTAATTTAGAAGTCGAAGTAATCTTTTTAAACTTCTTCTTCCTCTCAAACCTATCGCGTCTTTCATCTTTGCGAGTACCTTCAGTCATCGAAGGTTTCTCTCTTCTCCGCATTGATCCAGCTATCGGGGATACTATCTTCGCTATACCACCTGAAGTCATTAGCACTTGCCCACTCACCGTGACTTCTTTTAGTGCCATCCTTACGCCTCTTAGCTTGAGGCATTGGAGCACTGGGGTTTGCAAAAAGAAACACTAACTCAGTGTCTTCAGGTAATGTTTTCTTTATCCAGATATACTTGCTGAACTCAGCGTAGTCCCAGAACCTTCCTTTAGCTTCAAGCAAAATCTTCTTGCCCTCCACCTCTTTAACAAAATCAGGTTCGTACTTATGTTCTATCGTGTACTCTACCTTGTCTGTATGGAAACTCCAGTTGTCTAGTATGCCTGAGTGAAGCTCATACTCCCAGTTAGAATCATAGCCTTTGACTACATCTTTTTCTACTGGTCGTTTGATACGGGCTTTGCGGTATCCTTTCTTAAAGTTTTTCAATGTAGTTGTGACTCCCTTCTTTCAAGCTCTGCTTCAATTAAATACTGAAGGTCTACTAAGAAACGCTTTTCAATTTCACAGATACTATTATCGCTATTATAAAGAAAGCTGCCAACAGCAACAATCATAGCTTCAATACTTAACCCTGAGACTTGTTCGCTTTCCATTGCACTAGCTCCAAATTAATATCTTGTATGGTTAAGGCGGGGAAAATTTTAAGAAGCTGATTAATCTTCTTAGCTACCCACTTAGGGTGATAAGCGTTTAACCGCATTTTTCGGTGTACATAGATGTGTGTTTGCTTCGGCATAAAAGACATGTAGTTACCTGTGTTTATCTTTGCTGCCTCCTCTGGCTCCAATAGTGTATGAAGCCAGTCAACTAATAGAACTGTCGATTGCTTTCTAATAGCCTTTGCTTTCTTGCCGTTCATAGATACTCCTCAACTTTAGGTTCAGCTACAACTTCTGTAAGGTAAGCTAAGCCATTTGAATACTTGAATGTCCTAAGACCTGCTCCATCGTTGGAATCGCTGTGACATTTATACTTATACTTACACCAGCTACAGCCCTTTGCAAGCTTCATGTTTCCTTTCTTGCCATCTGGTATGGGATCGTAACACAAAGCTGGTGGGATGTCCAGCTCAAGAGCAGGTAAAAGCTCATCTATTCTAGTATCTATGTTAGGTTTATCTAGGTCATCAGGGAGATACATACACAGCTCACCGCTCTCTTTGTTTAGAACTAAGAACCCGCCCTTGTCTGTACCCTCTGCCTTCTCATAGCCAGCAAGCTGACCTAAGTACCCAAAGGGATCATCCTGCGCTAGTCTACCGTCACGAAACTTATTGAATGCAAAGCGAGAGGCGGTCTTAACATCTACTACCTCACCGTTTATCTTGCAGTCCATGTGTCCGGTGATGCCCTGAACTACAACTTCTTTCTGTTCGTCAGTAACTTTATGTCCAGCCATGCGAACTAGCATCAATACAATCTCTTCTAGCAGATGACCGTACAGGAACTTGATTTGTGTTGCACCATCAATACCTCCACGACCTTCAGGGTCTCTCTTCTCGTACCATAACTGACGAGAAGGCTTGCCAACATTAGACATACGAACAGTGAAGTCCGTATTTCTTTTGCGAGGTGTAGCCCAATCCATGAGCGCAGCTCTCATCCCTACCATAGTCTTATCTATGTCTGCTTCAGTCAACGGAAGAGGCTTGCCTTCTGAAAGCATTTCTAGTTCTTGATATATGTCAGATACTACTGTTGATAGTGTCATCGTTCTCGCCTGTATATGCTTGTATAACTTGTTTAAGTACAGAGGTGCGTTCTTTAAACCACTCTCCTGCTCTCTCTATGCCTGACTCATCTAAGACTGCGTGGATACCTTTCTCTGCTTCTCTGCGATCTTCAAAGTGTTTGCAGTATTCTACCCTATAATCTCTCATAGGTGAAGAGGTTTGGAAAGCATTACACCTGTCATAAGCATCAATAGCCATACCTACTTTCTTCCAGTCCTTCCACGCTGGGTTAGAGATAATATATACATAGCCAGTAGAGACATAATCAAAGGCATGTAATGCTTTATCGCCAATGTGTTTAGCTATCATGCGGGAGCCTGCTGTCCCAGCTTTAATATGATTAACAATCCTTAGATTGTCAGTGCAAGGCTTACATTTAAAATAAGACTTAGCTGGAAAAGAAGGATACCAGTTTGTAGGTACGACTAACTCATCGTTACATATAGTACATGTTTTCATATCAGTTACCTTTAGTGTGTTTCACTCCAGTTGTCCCCGACTTTATATTCTCCGTCTAGAGGACAGTTTAAATTAAGGATACAACCTGCTTCCCTAATAGCTTGAACACCTGCCTTACCAACGTCTACTGCGTCATCAAGGTGACACTCAATCTGCCACTCATCGTGTACGTTAGCTACGAACTTAGCGTCCCAACCCTGCTTCTTTATTTTCTGATCTAGAATAATCAAAGCCTGCTTCATCACGATTGCTCCTGCTCCTTGCAACAAAGTATTTAATGCAGCATGGTCTGACCGGACAGTAAGCTTACGACCATCTAGGGCTTTAACGAATCCGCTTTTAGCTTCTCTTTGTACTCGTCCTGTAAGAGCTTTAAATGATGGGAGATTATCAAAGAATGATTGTCTAAGCTCTTTGCCACCTGCTCTACCTCTTCCAGCCACTGAGCCGAGTTTTGCATCTCCAGCTCCGTAAAGGAGGGCATAGATGAAAGTTTTTGCCTGATCTCTTGATTCAAGTCCTGCAAGTTTTTGATTAGCGGTGTGAATGTCTCCGTTAAGGATTTCATTTGTATAGCCCTCGTCATTTAAATAGTGTGCCAACATTCTTAGTTCCAGACCTGACGCATCAATACCTACAAGCCTATAGTCTTCTGGTACAGTCCAGCAAGACCGACAGTCCTCGCCATATGGTGACTTGCTGCTAGGAATCTGAGCCATGTTAGGATGTGAGTGCGTCATTCTAGATGTCACTGCACCATTAGGATTAACGTAGCCATGTACTCTACCAGTGTCCTCGTCTAGCTCCTTGATCCAACTCTTAGTCTGGGCTAAACGCTTCTGGAACATAAGGTATCTAGCAATCATTGCAGCTTGTGGAATGTTCTTAACCCTGCTGAGTGTTGCCTCATCTACAATAGGCTGACCTGTTGGTGTATGTTTCTTAGGCTTCCAGCCAAAACCAATTAAGTAATCGCCAATCTGCTTACGAGAACCTAAGTTAAAGGGCGTGACAGTATCTCTAGTTACAGGTGGGCTGCCGTTGGTTAGACCCTTGACCATCTTTGCGTACTCCTCAGTGCTGAGTCGAACACCGCTACCGTGCTGATCCTTAGCTGTCTTAGCTATTGCTCCTGCTTTTGTAAGCTGTGGAGTAAGCACCTGAGTTGTGATCGTGGGGGTGAACACCGTCTGTACTTCTGCCTCTAGATCGTGGAGCTTAGTTTCAAACATAGCCATAAGACTCATTACTTTCTCAACGTCTAACACAAAACCATTAGTGCGTTGCTGGTCTACAATCTTAGCCACTGCATGTTCTATCTGCACTGACTGAGGTGTGAAACCACGGCTCTCAATCTTTAAAGCATTATAAACTTTATAGTTAAGCATCACATCACGCTTACAATACTCTAACATCTCAGGTGTATAGGCTTCCCATGCATCTTCTTGCTCACCGAAAGTTCCTTTAGTGAATCCTAAGCGATAGCCCCAGCCCTCTAGTCCGTGGTTACCTTCACGGGTAGGCTTGAACAAACGAGATAGCACTAAGGTATCTACTACTTTCTTTTCAGATAAATCAATACCTGCAATCCTTTCGATAACAGGTATGTCATATCCAATTACATTGTGACCGATCAACTTGTTGGCTGCTGCAAGCATCGCATAGCCTTCATCTAACTGTGTGTTGTCAAATGTAAACACATCCTGTGTGTCTACATCTAAAGCTACAATACAAAATACTTTGTCTGGCTCAAGGCCGTTAGCTTCGATGTCAAATATTAAATTACTCATAGCTCTTCTTCTCCAGTGAACTCATCGCCTTCAATGTCTAGTAGTTCTTTAAGTCTACCTGTCTCCTGCTCATACAACAAGCTGCATGCAACACCGACATCACCAGTGTATCTAGACTTCAACACCCTGACCTTAGTGGTCGATGCCTCAATAGCATCCTCTGATTGTTGGTTACGCTCCAAAGATATAACGCAGTCAGATAGCTGAGCAATACTCTGCGATCCTCTGAGGTGTGATAGCCCTGTCTCGATACCGTTCTCATGTCCACGGTTACCTTCAACTCTACGGAGGTGGGACACTAGGATCATACCGCAGCCTGTCTCTTCTACTAAAGTTCTTAGCCGATGCATGATGCCGTCAATAGCTTTACGCTCGTCTTGTTCTAGCGTAGAGAGTACTAACATGTGGAGGTGATCAACTACAATCCACTTACAGTCCAGACCTATTATCATGTACCGCAGCTTACTAAAGATGTCATCAATGTTATTGACACCGTGATGAGCATGAATCCAGACACGCCCCTCGTTCTCTCCCATAAATACTTTCTTAAAGAAACCATCTAACTGGTCATCAGTGAACTTAGACTTAACACTATCGAGGTGTAGCTTAGAGTTAGCTTCGACTGCCATGATACCTTCAGCGGTACGAGACCAGTTCTCCTCAAGGGCTACGACACCTACGTTGTCATCAGTATGTTCTATCAACCAGTGCTCTATCTCTCTGGTGACAGATGACTTACCTAGACCTGTACCACCAGTAAGAGTTACTAGCTCACCAGATCGTAAGCCTTCTAGCTTTCTGTTGAGACCGAACCACGGATAGGGTATAGCTTCTTTCTTATTGTTGCGGAGTTCTTGATAGGCTGATAGCTGCTCTGATAGATTCAGAACACCGGAAGGTGTATAGACTTTTGAATCCCAGAAGCAACTAACATAAGCAGCATGTCTACCTTGACGTAACATATCGTTAGCATCTTTGTAGTCTACAGGTAGTGACATGATCTTAGCTTTGCGGGGTGTTAATAACTTTGCTATCTCTATCGCTGCTTCCTTGCCCTGTTTATCATTATCAAAGTTAATGACCACTGACTCGAAAGATTCTAGATACTCAAGGTTATCTTTAACATCACGAACACCTCCATGTGCTCCTGACTTTATAGATACTACAGGCCACTTGCTACCCATCAGCTCATACGCTGCCATCGCATCGCATTCACCTTCTACTAAAGTTATAAACTTACCACCTGCCTTGAAGATATGCTCTCCAAACAGACCTACTTCTTTAGCACTACCTGTCCATCCAAACTTCTTATCCTGTTTCCTAATCTTAGTAGCTGCTAACTCATGTCCATTGTAGTAAGGGTAGTGGTGGTTCTGTATCTTATCGCCATTCATTGTAGACTTAACGCCATACTTCTTAGCTGTAGCTAGGCTTATCTTACGGTCAGTCAGTTCGTTAAAGGATGCTGCGCTGTGTTGAGATGAATATGTATTACTGTCTTCCATCTTACTGTTCCTTTGATACACTTCAAAGTCCGTTATGGTATCTGTTTGTTGTACTTCCGATGTACTGTAGTCTTTAAAAAACTTAGCGCAGCTAAAACAAAAACCTGATCCGTCTTCGTTAATTCCTACTGCATCTGAACTATCACATTCTTTACAAGGCTGTTGTGTTTTAACAAATGCCATTGTTTTATTCCTCTATAAGTGTAGCTTTCCCTGCTACTATAGCCTCTTCCTTTAGATGGGGTTTAAGTTTGTCCATCAGTGTAATACCTGACGCGCTGTATAGTGTTGAAGTTAATTGTGATTCTTTAAGTCTCTTAGTATTTTCGGAAAGGACAGAGAAAATACTCTGCCCCTCCGAAGATAAGAGATCGACATTATAATAAACACCGTCCATCTCAACTGTATTCATTACAGTTCATCCTCCATCCCTGAGTCTAGTGCGTCAAACTCTGCACCGTCTGGAGTACCGACCTCAATTAAGTCGATGACTTGCATAGCTTGAAAGTCTAGACCTTTAAAGACCTGACCTTTCCATGTTGATTCCCATTCCTTGTACTGAACTCTAACATTAGAACCATTACCGACACGGGCATCTAGCTGATTCTTCTGAGCATCAACTAGCTTAGGAGCTTGTCGAACCATTCCATTGGGGCCATTGACTTTACGCTTGATGACAATAGCTGGGCCTTCATCCATGTGCTTGATAGTAAAGCCACGCTGTTCAAAGTCATCTGCCACTGCTTGATCTACAACTAAGTTAACCGAATACACTGGCTCGAAAGTAGTGTTAGGAGTTGTTACTGCTGCCCAGTATGCTGAGCCTTGTAGTATTGCCATGATAATATACCTATTGGTGTGGTTGATTGAAGTTGCATTGTAACATATCTAAATATTAATTGTCTATTTATTTCCTACTGTATCTCGATCAATAATATCTTCTTCTTTAACAAAGATACCATCTACCATCATACCTTTACGATCTTTAATATCTTGATAGGCATGATCAATACAATCTTTTAGAGACAAGTTGTGTCTGACAGCGATGTTGATTAGCACCACGATGATGTCACCGATGTCATCAATGGGTGTCTGCCCTTTACAGATACTATCGGACAGCTCACCTAACTCTTGTATTAATTTAAGCACCTGATCCTTGTCGCTGGAACCGTGTATTAAGTTCCTTGCTACATGCCATGACACTACGTTCTGAATTGAAAGCTCTATGCCTCTGTTTTCTTCTTGCATGTTAGACCTCCTTCATATCTAGCACTGTGTCGTGCTCAGTTTTATCAATGATGTATTGTATTACAGCTTGCTCTCTTACATTGTACATGGAACAAGCTGTACTCAGTGGGACTTTACCTTCAGTAACATCTACTGCTGCCTTAGCTGTAGCCATAGACTCAGGGCTAGGATTACCTTGTAAACTTTCTGCAAACATATTAACCTCAGAGTAGCGCATAAATAATAACAGTGAGTACTACACCGGACGCAAAAATTAAACCATTACGAGCAGCTAGTGTTAGACGATGGTTGAAACGGTGTGCAGCCCTGTCAAGTATCTGAACTGTCCACACCTTTAGTCTCAACGAGATGTTTAAGCAGGCCGACTTCATCCATTCGATGCTTACGTTTATCTTTTCTTTCATGTTGAACCTCTTTAAATTGCTGGTTAAAAATGCGATCAAAATTGTCGCCATAAGTTTTACTGTCCTTTACTCTAGACCTATCACCTTTACCGCCATGTGTTGGGTCAGCCATCATTCATGCTCCTGATAACAGACACCAAAACTAATTAAGATAAGGGGTAAGGATATAAGTATACCCTCAAACTCTGCTACCTCTAAGTCTTCACGACCCCTCCTGCTTATCCAGACAGGCCGTGAGTTAGCAAACTCTAAGTCAAGCCCCACCCCATTTCTAAACTCAATGGTTAGGGACTGCCCAAATAAATCTATTGTCATATCATGCCGCCTTCATAAAGTTATTGTTTCTAATAGCAGTTCTAATTAACTGATGTCTCTGATGCTTAACTGCTGCGATGTTACCTGATGTACCTTGTCTAACTGTCCCACCATGTGAAGACCAGTCAGTCATAGCATTATACACTGCCCAGTAGTTAGTACCTAAACGCTTTCTATATACTTGAACGTACTTGTTCCAGATATATTCTAAGCTGCTACTTTTTCTAGGCATATCTGATAGAACCATATCGCCCTGAGTGATCCCGCTTTCTATTAGACTTAAAGCTGAGCTGCACTTCAATGCTTCAGCAAAGAATTTAAATGCTGCTTGATCAGTGACTGATGTATCTATCCACTGTAACCACAGGTCTCTCTCTTTATGGAACACATCCATAGCTTTAGTGATTGCTCTACCGCCATGCTCAATGTCTAGTGACTGTGTATGCTTAGCTTTATACACTGCTACCTCACCACCTACAAAGACTTGTAAGTTTGTACAAGCACTCTGAATAGCTGCTGCGCTAATCATAAACGGCCATGTACCATCGAAGGATGTTATAGCTAGAAGGCTCAGAGAAGCTGTGTCACCATCTCCAGTTTGATATGTATGCTCTGGTAAACGGTACTGAACAAAGGTTCTAGAGCCATCGTGTGACGATCTGATGGTCTCCTGCATTCCATTAATTGATAGGTCTGAACGCTCAATAATGTTTCGAGTAGTATCAATCATATGCTTAGGAGGGACAGCCTTGTAACCATGACCATGAACACCTAGCTCTTGACCTGTATCTGTACGATAGATAGCAGCCTTAGAACTAGGGAACTCTGTGCCGTCAGCATAATAAACTAAGGGTGATGTAGCTATATCAAAGTCAGCTGATCCATAACCTCCAGCTCTTATATTGTTTAGTGCTGTGTTGTTTGCAAACATCGGTGTAATATTATTCATTGTGGAACCTCATTAATTAATTTTAATTGTAACACAAAAACCATTTGGACAACAACTACATTATCTTTATAATGCTTTTAAGGTCTTTAAGATACTTGTTCATTCTTATTCATTACCTTCAGTAGGATATACATAAGTATCCTCTAAATCTTTAAAGGTTAAAGTATCTTCAAAGCATTTAATACACATTTCATCACTGTTAATATGGTCGATGTAGTTCCTTAAACATAAAGAACAACTTAAAATTCTTGCACTACTGTCTGATCTCATCATCGTTCACTACCTCTATAGGTGCTAGCTCTACTAAATGTTCGTTGTATTTCGGGTAACTTCGGTTAACTTCTGCGAACTTCAAAGCTTCTTCAGGACTAGATGCTGCAACATCTATATAGTAACCACTTACTTTACCCATTAGTACTTTGTAAGTCTCTATCTTTTCTTCTGTGTCTATTTGTTTAAAGCTCATGGATTGCCCTATTGTGTGGGTTATAGTTCTGATCAATAGACATTGGTGCTTTTCTTAGCCACTCGTCCATCATCCTTGTACTCTTATCTGGTAGCATTGTTATTGGTGGCCTAACATATACTAAAGCTAGGAAGGCATCGTCTAATTCTACATAGCTATGACGCTTCAGCCTAGTATGTAATGTATTATAATTAACACCACTGACCTCCGCTAATTGTTTTAAGTTATACCAGTCACCTGATACTAGCTGTGGGTTATCACCGAAGTACTGGTGCAATACAAAGTCTACCATTATTTATCTCCTAAATAAGTTATTATATAGTAAGGGCTGTATGCCTGTCCAATTTTATGTGCATCTTCTAGTGTTGAGGCGTACTGAGTACAGCCTGATTCGTCCCAATCAATTGCCCACATAGCTATCTCTCCACTGTTACTTTAAAGTCTACCGCATCTATCTCAGTGCGAACTGCATCGACAATGAATTCTTCTACGCTGTCTCTCACTGTAGATATAACATCACCTAAGTCTATATCTTCATCAGCTTTTTGTTCTAATTCAGAGATGCGATACTCATGGTCATCGCCCTGACTGTCAAGAGTTTCAGCTAAACGCTCAACGTCATGTATACTAGATTCTACATCCTCTACTGTAGATTCTAATGACTCTAAGCGTTGAGATATATTGATTTGGTTCAGGCCATCAAAAGAATTATCTTCATCGAGACCCATCATCTGCCTCTCTAAGTCTGCAATTCTATTAGCGTCACGGATATGTATAGCTTCTGCCTCACCATAGAGATGATGCAGCGCCTTGTTCTCTTCTTCTACCTGTTTAACATCCTGCATTAGCTGTTCTATCTTCAACCATTTAGGATCACCTGTCTCTGATGATGCTATCTTCGCCATTATTCTATCATCTACCCATGCTTCTATTACTTCGATTAAAGTTTTCATAGTTTGTATCTCCAATTAGGATTTAGTTTTATCCAGCAAGCTGCACAAATGTACAGCCCCCTGTCTTTTACATCAGCTACTTTGCCACAGCTACACTTAACCATCTATTCGCCTATCAAGTAGCTATAGTGTACTTCACTTACATGGTAAGCATCTTTCCACTTAGTAGATTTAGTAGCTAGGAAACTACACCAGCTATTCCATAGATTTTCTGTGCCATATTCATGACATATCTGTACATAGTTCCTAACCTTTTTCTTGTTAGCTTCTAAACCCTTTGTAGTCTTAGGATTTTTAAGCAGTACAAATTCTTTAGCATCTAAACTATACATCTTTAAGTTATGGCTATCCATGCATCCAACTAAACCTGCTGTTAACTGACACATAAATCCTGCTTTAGCCATACCTAATCCATCAACTCGAAGGAATATTTTCATCAGGCTCATAGCTTTACTAGCATCTGTCTTACTGCTATTAATAACAGCCATAACTTGAGCATACATCTTATGCTTGTTAGCTTGTAAGTAAGTGTAAGTTTTCTTTTTACCTCCCCAAAGGGACTTAGCTTCTAATCTATTAGCACGAACATCTACTAACTGTTTACCTATATTTAACCACGGCTGTCTGATACTAAGGACGGTCATTAAAGCTACATCAGCTAAATTATCTGCTGATACCTGTGAGTAAGCTTGAACTGCTGTTGCATGAATTTTGTACATAAAACACCTCGTTTGTTTTTGACGTTTTCAAAGCTACAGGGAAGTCGATCAATTGTCAACCGCTTTCCCTGTGCATTATGCTGTTGTGAAAGAGCGCATCATATGTCATACAACACAAGTAACTCTAACAGGGACAGCGATGTATAGCAAACAATCGCAATAAATATAAGCTCCGATACTTTAGTTATCAATAAATTACTATTAAACTTTCTCATTTTCTACTCCAAATATTCTATTAGTCATAGTTTTGTCAGCTATTGTTGCGCTAACATCTATCAAATCCATTAAAATTCTACGGTCATTGTGATCAATGTTTAAGTTATATACCCAATCGTATAAACCTTTAAAGGTTTTTATATTATTTACATTAACTTCAGATAGTTTCATTATCATATCTCCACTCTAAGTTAAACACTGAAGGGAAGAACTCTCTATTCCAATCTGAACGCTTTAAATCTTGAACCCATACCCTCCCAGTACTACTAGGTTTATGAGGCGGTGAACCCCCCATAACTATCCATGTATCACTACTAGTGCTACTAGTTACTAGCTCTCTGTCATCTACTGGTAGCCCTGTTTTTTGATGCACTAAAGTATAGCCCTGCTTTATAATAGTCATTATACTATTCCTTTTAATTTATTATTTAATCTATCTAATTCTAAAACCAGAGACTCAAGGCTTCCATCATGCTTATAGATATGTATATCCTTTTTCTTCCGGTCATAGTAACAACATTCTATCTCATCTTTTATCTCTGATAAATCATATGATCCGAACTCATCATACCAGTTCTCATCACCTGTTAATTCTATATCTGATAGTACATATAAAGTATAATAATTTTTCATGCTGTCACCTCATCTAAATTATGGAGGGGGTGCTTAACATATTCCACCTGATCGTAAGCTATGCCGTTAGCAACCCTAACAGCGTTTTCAAAGCCATAAACTGTGCAAATAAACTCTGAATTATTACCGTCCTCATCTTGCCAATATAGGCAATGTTGAGCTGATTTAGTGCCATACACTACCGATATTGTATTATGAATGATATTTTTCATTATGCTGTAACCTCACCTATAAATTATATTATTAATAGAAATTAAACGCCATCCTTGGCGATGATTATAATTCTATTTTACTTGCTCAGGATAGCTAGGATCGCATCGAGCTTCGAGTCAACCTCTGAAACTTTATTCTCAAGGTCAGTGATCCGGCCATTCATCTTCATAGCTACGCTATTTATTGGGGCAGATTTCTTCGGTGCAGCCTTCGGCTTCTTAACATCTAAAGCTATCTCGGCTTGCTCAACCGTTTGAGCCTTCGGCTTGACTTTCTTAACAGCCTTCGGCTTGACTTTCTTAGCAGCCTTCGGCTTTCGGATCAATGAAAGGAACTGAACTGGTACAACCTGATGCTCTCTGAAGTCACTGACTTCACCGTGAGTCATGTAAGAATCCTGATCGCCATAGAATTTATTAATCACGGCGTTAAAAACTTTAGTCAATCCGTATCTCTCCGAAGGAGAGGTTGCATGGATATTTGCAAAGTGGCAAGCCACTCCGTAGCTCTGCTTAGGGGTTGCAATTCGGTTGCTGTCGATCATTTGGAAAGCATTCATGTTGTATCACCTTATTTCGATTGAGGCCGAAAGTGGCCGGTTGTCGTTTTGACGTTTTCAAAGCTACTGGAATGCCGAAACGATGTCAACAACTTTCTAGCGCGCGATTTTACTTTGTAAAACATGCGAAGAAAGCGTGTGTGATGCAAGGCACACGAGGAAGACACTGGATGGATGAACAGTTATCGTGGGCGCGGTAATGATATTACTGATGCGCGATAAAGAATTTCAATGTGATCGCGGTAATGATATTACTGCGCGGATGAGCAACGACCATTAAGACTTTTAAAGTCTTTAAAGCGCGAGAGTGAATTAATTTGAAGCCGTCTTTCCCTTCGGGAAGGTAATCTTCAAAGGTTTTTTGGTTATCTCTCGCGGGTGATAATCAGAGATTATTTAATCTGCTAAGTCTCTGAAATCCTTTAGGATTTTTAAAGAGATTCTAAAGAATCTTAAAAGTCTCTAAAGTCTTCTTACTTCGTAAACCAGTGCTAAGACTCTGGAGACTTTGAAGACTTTAAAAGTCTTTATGTGGGTGATGGGCTTGACAGGCTATAGAATCTATAAGACTTTTAAAGTCTTTAGGGGGGGCAGGTGGCCATGGGGGGGTACTGGGTATATATATACATGCATATACATTTTGCAGGGGAAATGGTTGTATACTAGATAGCGCCGCAGCTTTAAAGACTTTAAAGGGTAAACAAGAAGCTTAGACACCGCTACAAAAGGCTTTAAAACGGGGAGATAGATGAACACACATACGTGGCTACTAAATCTATGTATGTAACCCGGTGGGGTTAATATGATTATAGGGTCGTATGAGCACTTTGTCAATGAACAATTAAACTATTTACACGTATCTACTTGACAACACCCCGTATTCGCCCTATAATGTATATATATAATAGAGAAAGACTATCATCATGTCCAACAAGAAAGAACTAACAACCAAACAAGAAGCATTTCTAGAACATCTAGTATCTTGTGGAGGGGATGCTAAGCATGCAGCAGGTCTCGCAGGCTATGCTGAGAGCAGTTACCCCGCAGTTGTTAAGGCTTTAAAGACAGAGATACTAGATGTAGCTACAAATATACTAGCGCAGAGCGCACCTAAAGCTGCTTTAAAGCTTGTAAGTATCATGGACAGTGCAGAACCTATCCCACAAGCTAACATGCGTATACAAGCAGCACAGACCATTCTAGACCGTGTAGGCTTAGGCAAGACAGATAGACTAGATGTTACCGTTAATACTGCTGGTGGTTTGTTTATACTCCCCGCTAAAACAGAAACAGTAATAGAAGGTACTTATGAGGAGGTCTAGTAGTACTATCCCGTTTGGATACGAACTAGATGAAGCAGACATGGCATTGCTTACTCCCGTTCCAGAGCAACTAGAAGCTCTAGATAAAGTTATACCTATGATTAGAGACCAGACCTTATCTTTACGAGAAGGTGCTTTGTTCCTAGAGTTTGAAACTGGAAGAAGTCTTTCTCACATGGGCTTAAAGAAGATAGTTGAAAAGCGAACATGAGTGATTGGGATGTTAACCCCGACAACTACGCAAAGGATGATAGCGGAGAGTTCATACTCAAAGTAGATGGAACCCCGCGTAAGAAGTCAGGAAGAGCCAAAGGTTCTAAAGGTCGTGGATACACCTACCACTCCGAGACCAAAGCTAAGATGGATGCAAAGAGAGCAGTAAGAGAAAAACAAAAGAAACTCAAAGCAGCTCAAAGCAAAGTAGATAGCTACAAGCAAAGCATCAAAACTACTAACAAGACATTGAATAAGCTTAAAGGCAGTTCCACAACTGGCAACGTCTTAGAAGCTCCAGAGCTGAATGCACTCCCCGCAGCCTTAGCACAAGAAGCACAAGAGGACGTTATCTTCAAGGCCAACGAAGGCCCACAAGAAGACTTCCTCGCAGCAAGCGAGACAGACGTTCTGTACGGAGGAGCAGCAGGAGGCGGTAAGTCCTACGCCATGCTTGTAGACCCGCTTAGATACGCTCACAGGGCTGCTCACAGGGGTCTAATCATAAGACGCTCTATGCCAGAACTACGAGAGCTTATAGACAAGAGTCGTGAGCTGTACCCAAAAGCCTTTCCGGGCTGCAAGTACAAAGAAGTAGAGAAGCTGTGGAACTTCCCCAGCGGAGCTAAGATAGAGTTTGGATTCCTTGAGCGTGATGCAGATGTATACAGGTATCAGGGACAAGCATATAGCTGGATAGGGTTTGACGAGATCACACACCTACCCACAGAGTTTAGCTGGAACTACTTAGCGTCACGGCTACGAACTACAGATTCTGAAATTGTACCTTACATGCGTTGTACAGCAAACCCCGGCGGCATCGGGGCAACGTGGGTAAAGAAGCGTTACATTGATCCACAGCCTGCTAACACTTCTTTTGAAGGCGCTGATGGTTTAACAAGAAAGTTTATACCAGCACGATTACAAGACAATCCTTTCTTAGCACACGATGGACGCTACGAGAAGATGCTAAATGCTTTGCCGCCTACACAGCGTCAACAGCTACTAGACGGTAATTGGGATGTTGCAGAAGGTGCAGCATTCACAGAGTTCAACCCTATTGACCATGTCATAACGCCTTTTGAACTGCCCCTGCACTGGGAACGTACAAAGGGAATTGACTATGGTTATGCATCAGAGAGTGCTTGTGTGTGGGGTGCAGTTGATCCCAGCGATGGCACACTGATCATATATAGAGAATTGTATAAGAAAGGATTGCTCGGTACTGAGTTAGCAGATATGTTAACCAATATGGAGATGGGTGATCCCTTCAGCGTAGGTGGAGTTCTAGACACAGCTTGTTGGAGCAGAACTGGAACCACAGGCCCCACAGTAGGTGAGACACTGCAAAGAGCAGGCCACAAGCTAAGAAGGGCTGACAAGAATCGCATACAAGGCAAAATTCAAATCCACGAATACTTGAAGATCACGCAAAGCGGTAGGCCACGAATCCAAATATTTAATACTTGCCCGAACCTGATACGCGAACTTCAAAGTATTCCTCTGGATAAATCTAATCCCGAAGATGTTAATACACACGCTCCTGACCATGCATACGATGCACTAAGATATTTGATCATGGCAAGACCGCGTATTAACGACACAATGAGTCAGATGAGACAGCTAAGCAGAGAGAAACATTTCGAGCCTATTGATTCGACTTTTGGATATTAAAACAAACCCATAATTAAAAAGAGAGAATAAATATGTCAACAGCTACAGGACAAGTAAACATCCGCAAGAACATCAATGACGCAGCTATCGCTTCAGATGTTCGTCTTTTGTCAGAGCGCGTAGGCGCAGAAGTAACCGTAACTACAGCTACTATTGCTGTAACAGACGATACACACACTGACGTAACCTTTGTACAGCCTGCTGGAACAATCATCCGTAACTTGATTGCTACTCCTGCTGGCAACCTCGTTACTGGAGGAAGCAGCGGCAATGACGTAGACTTTAGTTTAGGTACGGCTGCTGGTGGTGGTCAAATTATTGCAACTGAAGCAATCATGGATGATGGCGGCTCTGCTGTAACATGGGCTGCTAAAGCTCCTTTGTATTTGATCAAAGAGTCACACGGTCATGCAGCTAACCAATTTGTTACTACTTCAGTAACTGCTGGTGTTGTAGGCGGCCCAGCTACTTCAGAAGCTATTGTAATTGCAAGCACTCTGTACTCTGCTGTTGATCGTACATTGCATGCGCGACTCACTCCAATTGGTGCTGACCTCGCTACTGCCGCAACAACTGTTACATACACCGTTCAGTTTCAAGCTATCTAAGTTAAATCAGTAATACACCTGCCCGATTCTTAGGATGACGGCAGGTTTTTCTGGAGAACAAGAATGAAAAAACAAAAGTATAGTAATGGTTCTTTAGTTGCTAGAAAAGATTTCAAAGGTGTTGGAAGTATTACAGGTTCTGCACAAGGCAATCAAAACTACACTTCTGGAAGCGTTACAGCTAGAACAAAAATAGGTGGAGCAACAGTTTCCGCAGACATGTTTAAAGATTCTAAAGGTACTACAGGCTCTAGTTACAGCATTAACAAGCAACTTCCAAAGAATAAGTCAGTAAATGCTTATAGTAATAAAGGCGGTAGCGGTGCTTCTGTTTCAAAGACATTTAAGCGTACTGGAATTACAGTAAGGGCTGGAGTCAATAAAAACGCTGGCGGTCAACTTAGCGGCAACATGAGTATTCAAAAGCCCCTCTAAAGGAAAGTTAAATGAACGAAGAAAATACATTATTCGATAACGCTAACGAACTCTACTTTAAATCTGTAGAGGGAGAGAGCGGTCTAGAGATGAATCTAGAAGACGATGTGCGTTCTCGTTTTGTAGGCTTAGTAATGGATCGCTTTGCAGATGCTGAAAGCGCAAGAGAACACGATGAAGCAAGATGGCTACGAGCCTACCATAACTTCCGTGGACTATATGGAAAGAACGTAAAGTTCAGAGAGTCAGAAAAATCTAAAGTATTTATCAAAGTAACTAAGACCAAAGTACTAGCAGCATTTGGACAGCTAGTAGACGTTATTTTTGGAACAGGTAAGTTCCCAATAGGCGTTAAAGAAACACTTATTCCTGAAGGCGTTGCAACGTATCAACACCTTGACATGACTCCGGGCATTGAAACAAGCCAGAGCGCACCAAAGCCTCAAGAAGAAAAGACAGAAAAAGTAAACCCTTTTGATGTTGGCTACGAAGGTGATGGCAAAGTACTAAAGGCTGGAGCAACATTCTCAAGCGGTGAGTCTGCTTTTGAAGAAGCAGTTAAGAAAGGAATAGAAGAAGGCAAGTTAAATTTTGCTAATGGCCCTTCTCCTGATCCTCAAGTATTAGAAATGTCTCCAGCTAAAGATGCTGCAAGACACATGCAAAAACTTATTCACGATCAAATTGAAGAGTCTAATGGTTCTTCAGAACTACGGAATGCATTATTTGAAGCAAGCTTATTCGGCACAGGAATTGTTAAAGGCCCATTTAACCACAACAAAACTATTGGACGTTGGAACAAAGATGAAGAAACTGGCGAGCGCAATTATTCTCCTCTCAATGTTCGTGTTCCACGGATTGAATTTGTCAGTATATGGGACTTCTTCCCCGATCCCAGCGCCACTACGATTGATGAATGTGAGTACACCTTCCATCGCCACAAGCTCAATAAGTCACAGCTAAGATCATTATCAAAGCTACCATACTTTAACAAAGACGCTATACGCGAATGTTTGATGATGGGGCCAAACTACACAGAGAAAGACTACGAGCACGAGCTGAAAGACGATGCTAGAACAGATGACTATGGTTCTGGTCAGTTTGAAGTGTTAGAATATTGGGGAATCATGGACGCACAGTACGCCCGTGAAGCTGGAATGGAACTTCCAGATGAAGTGGATGATTTAGATGAAGTACAAGTTAATGCATGGATTAGTAATGGCAAGCTACTCCGCTCAGTTATTAATCCTTTTACTCCATATAGACTGCCCTATAATGCCTTTAGTTACGAGCGTAACCCTTATAGCTTTTTCGGTATTGGTGTGGCCGAAAATATGGATGACTCGCAACAAATAATGAACGGCCATGCACGTATGGCTATTGATAACCTTGCACTGAGTGGTTCCCTTGTATTCGATGTTGACGAATCTGCTTTGGTGGGTGGACAGTCAATGGATATATACCCCGGCAAGGTGTTTAGAAGGCAAGCAGGGATGCCCGGACAGGCGATTCACGGAGTGAAGTTCCCTAACACATCACAAGAAAACATGATGATGTTTGACAAGTTTCGTCAGCTTGCAGATGAACAGACAGGTATTCCTAGCTACTCTCACGGTCAGACAGGCGTACAGAGCATGACACGAACTGCTTCTGGTATGTCTATGCTACTGGGTGCAGCAAGCTTAAACATTAAGACAGTCGTAAAGAACTTAGACGATTTCTTGTTGAAGCCTTTGGGTCAAGCTTACTACCAGTGGAACATGCAATTCTTTGAAGGCGATCTGGCTATTGAAGGCGATTTAGAAATTAGAGCAATGGGTACTAACAGCCTGATGCAGAAAGAAGTACGTAGCCAGCGATTGACTATGTTTCTTCAGACCGCACAGAATCCTGCCATTGCACCGTTCGTTAAAATCTCTAAGATCGTTAGTGAGCTTGCTTACAGCCTTGATCTTGATCCCGATGAAATACTTAATGATCCTGAAGAAGCTGCGATCATGGCCCAAATTATAGGAGCACAGAATGCTGGACAAGCAAATGGCAGCGAGGCTGTCCCCGCTGGTGAGCAACCCGGAACTATGGGTGGCGTTCAAGGAGCACCTCAACAACCTCAAGATGTTGGAGTTACAGGCACTGGCGGTGGCAACATCGGAACTGGAAATGTTCCGCAAGCAGGGGAAAGTGAGTTCTCTGGGTAATTTAGAACAGCTAAAAGAACAAATAAAAGAAGCTAAACAGAGAATTGAGGACTAGAAAATGCCAAAAAGTTTAATGAAAAAAGAAGACATGACCATTCAAGAAATGGAAGCAAAGAGTCAAGCGTGGATAGATAAAGATAACGCTGCTAGAAAACTAGATGCTCCTTTTTCAAAAGAAGAAATAGAAAAAATGGATGAGCAACACGCTCAAGACGAAATGGATCGTAAGATGAACGAAGGCTACAACCGCTCACGTAAGTCTATGGGTGGCAAGATGAAGTATGCTGAAGGCTCAATGCTTATGCCACCAGAAATGGAAATGGAAGAAGACATGCCTGTCGATACTTACGACAACATCCCAGAAGACGAGATGGCAGCCGCAGAATCTTCACAGCTTCCAGACGATGCAATGGAAGACAGCTACCTAGAGTTTGTACTTACTGAATCTTTAGAAGCAGATGATCAAGAATATTTAATGAGCGTTCTAGAAACAGATGAGCGTTTAAGCAGCATCTTTGACAAAGTTATGGATGTCGCAGGAGAATTCTCAGGTGAAGGGGAAGTAGACGGCCCCGGCACAGGAGTATCAGATTCGATTCCCGCAAGGTTATCGGATGGTGAATTTGTTTTCACCAAAAAGGCTACCGATCAAATGGGCGCTGATCAGCTACAAACTATGATGGACGAAGCTGAGAAAGCCTATGACGGTGGTTTAATGAAGAAAGCGTTCGGTGGACTAACTCTTGATCCCATGCAAGATGAGAAAATGATGTATGGTGGGGAACAGATGAAGTCAACGCAAGATGACCTGAGAAAACAAATGCTCAGTGCTAACCGCATGCCGAGTGTACTGAAATAAGGCCACTTCATTAATTTGAACCCCTTATTATTTTAATTAACCTAAAGGCTACCTTGAAGTATCGAGACCCTGTGTTGAACGCGAACAATACAGCTACCTTGAAAAGACTGACAAGCCCCTACAGGAGTGTGACAAATGTCTCAAGCAATGGACGAAGTAACTGAAGAACAAGCTAACCCCTATAATTCTCGTAAAGACTGGCACGTTGATGACGCACCTAGTCGAGGAGATGCAGGAGGGTTATTCTACGCAGAAGAACCTAAATCTAAGGCTACCCGCCAACAAGCGGCCCCTCAAGAAGAAGGAACTCCTGAAAAAGGAACCAATTATAAAAAACGATATGATGATTTAAAAAAGCACTATGATCAGAAAATTGCAACCTTTAAGCAGAAAGAACAAGAACTTACAGCAGCAGCAATAGAAAGGCAACCAGCCTATGCTCCGCCTAAGACAGTTGAAGAGCTTAATAATTTTAGAGAGCAATATCCTGATCTGTATGAAACTGTGGAGACTGTAGCTTACCAACAAGGTGAACAACAGATGCAAGCTTTAAAGCAGAAAATGTCTGTCCTTGAAGAAAGGGAAACAGCCGTTCAACGCAGAGAAGCTGAAGAAACTCTAAAGTCTCGTCATCCTGATTTTGATGAGATACGAGGAGATGACAGATTTCATGCATGGGCTACAGAACAGCCTGAAGCAATTCAAAGCTGGATTTATGAAAACCCTGATAATGTCGCTTTAGCTATCAAAGCTATTGATCTTTATAAAATGGAAACTGGAATCAGTTCTAAACCCAAAGCTAAAGGAAAACAGTCACAACCTAAATCTTCAGCAGCAGATTTTGTTTCTACTAAAACAACTAGTGTAGACACAAAACAGCCGAAGATTTGGACTCAACGGGAAATCTCTGCCCTTACCATGAATCAGTATGATAAATACGAAAGCGAGATTGATGACGCTGTCATGGAAGGTAGAGTAATACCATAATCTAATTTGTCTTTTAAGGAAAACATAACATGGCTTTTAACGTATCCGATGCACTATTTGAACAAGGCACAGACACCAACGGTAACTTTGGTAATTCTGTCTCTGGTCAAAATAACTCATTCTTCCTCCCGAAAGTTTACTCAAAGAAGGTTCTAAACTTCTTCCGTAAATCTTCTGTTTGTGAAGCTATTACTAATACTGACTATGCAGGTGACATTACTGCGTTTGGTGATTCTGTAAAGATTATCAAAGAGCCAGTAATTACCGTAGTCAACTATGAGCGCGGTGCAGATGTAACTAAAACAGCACTTACCGATCAGGAAACTACTTTGGTTGTTGACACAGCTAACGCCTTTAAGTTTATTGTAGATGACATTGAAACTTCTATGTCTCACGTTAACTTTAAAGAAGTTGCTGCTTCATCTGCTGCTTACGCTTTGCGTGACGCATTTGACGCAGGTGTTATTGCTAAGATGATCGCTGGTGTTTCAGCTTCAAGCCCTAACCACATTCTAGGTAGCGACAATGCTACTGACCTTGCTGCTGGTACTTTTGACGGCACTGGTAACCTAGACATTGGTTTCGGTACTAACGAGCACGATCCTCTAGACCTAATGGCATACATGGCGCGTCTACTTGACGAGCAAGATGTCCCTGAAGAAGGTCGTTGGTTCTTAGCTCCACCGAGCTTTTACGAGCAGTTAGGTCAGTCAAGCTCTAAGCTTATGTCTGTTGACTTTAACGCTGGTCAAGGTTCTATCCGTAACGGTCTAGTATCTACTGGTAAGCTACGTGGCTTTGACATGTACAAGTCTAACAACATTGCTACTCCTAGCAACGCAGCGGGTCAGGTAGTTTGTGGACACATTAGTTCTACAGCTACTGCACAGACCATCACAAGCACTGAAGTCCTCCGTGACCCAGATAGCTTTGGTGACATCTGTCGCGGCTTGCACGTTTATGGTGCTAAAGTATTACGTCCTGAAGCAATGGTTTCAGCGTTCTACGGTATCGACTAAGTAAGTACTGAGAGAAGGGGGTGTAAAAGCCCCCTGATCTTTAAGGAGATATTATGCCTTTAGTAGGAAGTAACACAAAGCCTGTAATGATCAAAGGCGCAAAGAAAGGAAAAAACTTAGGAGATACAGGGAGCTGGTACAAACCTGAGAACAAAGAAAAATATGAAACAAATTGGGACGCAATCTGGGGTAAGAAAGAAAGCCCCGCAACTAAATCAAAGGCAGTATAACTAATGGCAACAACCTTCTTAGATTTAACAAATGAACTCTTGCGAGAGTTGAATGAAGTTGCGCTGACCTCTGCTACTTTTGCTGCTGCAAGAAGCGTACAACAACACGCTAAAGATGTTATCAACAGAGCTTATTTTGACATAGTTAATTCTGAACCACAGTGGCCTTTTCTAGCTGTCGCTGAAAGTGGAACTTCAGACCCCATGTACGGCAATGTATATGTAGAGACAGTAGCAGGTACACGTTGGTACGAGTTAAAACCTGCCAGCTCTAACACTACAACAGATTATAATTCTATAGATTGGGACAACTTCTTTCTCACTACTGTAGGAGTAACAGATGAAGTAGCTCCTTTTACAGCAAGTAACTTAGGCTTTACTTCTATTGACGAGTGGAAAACTTATCGCAGAGTCGCAGAAAACTTAGACGATGCAGACGCACAACAACACGGTCAACCGACCCACGTAATACGTAGTCCAGATTCTCGAAAGTTTGGACTTAGCCCTATCCCTGATAAAAAATATCGTACATGGTTCTATGCATGGGCTGCACCTGCAAGACTATCTGCACACGGTGATACTCTTTTATTTGCTGATGTTTACTATCCTGTATTGCTTGCAAGAGCTAGATACTACATGTGGCAGTTTAAAGACAACCCGCAGTCAGCCGCTTTTGCTCTAGATGATTATAAGAAAGGACTACGCAGCATGCGTTCTAATCTTGTTGAGCCTGTGCCAACTAACATGGTAGATGACAGAATGAGGTTTGTTTAATGGCTGCTTCACAACCCTTTGGTATTTCATGTAAGGGCGGGTTAAATACTAACCTAAACCAACTTGAAATGTTAGGACAGCCGGGATTTGCCACAGAGCTTTTAAACTTTGAGGTCGATCCCGATGGCGGTTATAGACGCATAAATGGCTATTCTGCTTTTGGTAATAACCGACCCAATTCAAATACACCTGTACTAGGCTTAGCTGTCTATGCTGATGGTCTTATTGCATGTACAGGAACAGATATTTTCTTTACGCTTGAAGGAACTACATGGATACAAATTAATAAAGCAAGCGTAGCAGGCGGTGGAGATAACTTCTCTACATTCAATGGTCGATCAACACTCACAAGAACAAATCAAAAACAGTGTTCAATCGAGATTTTTGAAGGCAACGAAGAATACGGACAGGTTCTGATATGTGATTCACAGAACAAGCCGTTCTTATTTAAAATGACAGGCTCTGGTGCATTATCAGGCCGAACTTATTTTGCAGAAGAAGTGACTGTAAGCGGAACAACTGCGCCCTCTTTCGGAGTTATTCACGACAAGCACTTTGTTACTGCGGGGTCTCCTACGGCTAAAAACACTATTTATTATAGTGCTACGTTAGACCCTTCTTCTTTTTCAGGAACTGGTTCTGGTAACATTGCTATTGATGATCAAGTAGTCGGACTTAAAAGTTTCCGAACAGACTTAATTGTCTTCTGTAAGAACAGTATCTATAAGTTGATAAACATAAACGACTCACAAAACATTGCTGTTGTACCTATTGCTAAAAACGTAGGTTGCTTGAGCCACCACAGCATTCAAGAAATTGGCGGTGATCTGGTGTTTTTAAGTCCAGATGGTATTCGATCTATTGCAGCAACGGCCCGTATTGGTGACGTTGAGTTAGGATCAGTAAGCAGACAGATACACTCTGTAACCTCTACAATCGCTAAAGACATTGATGATTTTGTTATTACAAGTTGTGTATTGCGTAGACGCTCTCAGTATAGATTGTATTATTCTACAGTAGGTGGGCCTATTGAAAATGCTAAAGGCATTATTGGAACTTTAACTCAGAACGGTTTTGAGTGGGCTGAAACAAAAGGAATACAGTGTTCGTCTATCGTATCTGATTTTAGTTCAGCCGGAGTTGAAAAACTTCATCACGGTGATAAGAACGGGTTTATTTATAATCACGATTCAGGTAACTTTTTTACATCCGAAGCGTCTGCATTTAACATTGAAGCTAAATATACTACACCGTTTTTAGACTTTGGAGATGTCGGAACTAGAAAGACTATGAAGTACTTAAAGCTTTCTGTTTCTCCTGAAGGCGTACTTGCTCCTACACTTAGAACTCAATATGACTTTGTAGACGTTGATGTTTCACAGCCTGCGGATATAGTATTACTAGGTATTCCTCTCCCTCCTATTTTTGGAACTGCTGTTTTTGGAAGTGCTATTTTTGAAGGCACTAATGATCCAATGGCTCGACAAGTTCTTGAAGGTAGTGGACACACTGTCAGTTTCCAAATTAGAACAGAGGATCAAAATCCTCCTTACTCAATAAATGGTTTATATATAAATTACGTGCCATCAGGCAGGAGATAAGAAATGGCAGGATCAAATTATACACGACAAAGCAGTTTTGATGATGGCGATGTAGTAACGGCGGCGTTATTTAACGATGAGTACAACAAACTCTTAAATGCTTTTGTCTATGCTTCTACAGGAACCACTGGACACCAACATGATGGTGGAGCTGGTGAAGGTGGAAACATTGAAATTATTGGTGATCAAGATTTTTTAAATAAAATTTTAGTTGACAGCACTAACAACCGCTGGGGCTTCTATGTTCAAGTAAGCAGCGGAACCGTGGAGCAGATACGCATTCAAGACGGTGCAATTGTACCTGTAACAGATAATGATATTGATCTGGGTACAACCTCACTACAGTTTAAAGATGCATTCATTAATGGCACACTGGAAGCTGATGCAATAACAATAGCTGGTATTACGCTTTCAGAAACTATTGCAGATACTGTAGGCGCAATGGTATCAAGCAACACTGAAACAAACATCACAGTATCTTATCAAGACGCTGACAATACCTTAGACTTTGCAATTGGGACACTAAATCAAAGCACTACCGGAAACGCTGCAACAGCTACTGCGCTTGCTACAGCCCGAACAATCCACGGTGTATCATTTGACGGCACAGCTAACATTGACTTAGCTGAAGTCATTTCAGACACCGTAGGCGCAATGTTTAGCGGCAACACTGAAACAGGTGTAACTGTAACCTATCAAGATAGTGACAACACTATTGACTTAGTAGTTTCTGGGTCAGCAGATACAACAGGTAATGCAGCAACTGCTACAGCACTTGAAACTGCTAGAACTATTGGTGGTACTTCGTTTGACGGTTCTGCTAACATTGCTGTTGGATTAGCTGCTACAGCTACTGCACTTGCTACAGCCCGAACTATTGGTGGAACTTCTTTTGATGGCACTGCTAACATCGCTGTTGGATTAGCTGCTACAGCTACAGAAGCTGCAAACGTAACAGCCGTTGCAAACAACACCGCAAATGAAACTGTATTTGTTACTTTTGTAGATGGCGCTACAGGAACACAAGGAATTGAAACTGACACAGACTTAACATACAACCCTTCCACAGGCTTGTTAGGTTTTGTAGGTGTTTCAGGTACTGGTGCAGTTAAAGTACCCGCTGGTACAACAGGCCAACGTCCTACCGCAGCAGCAGGTCAATTACGGTATAACTCCACTACAGGTAAGTTTGAAGGCTACACGGATTCGTGGGGAGACATCGGAGGCGGCGAAGCTACTTTTACTTTGAATACTATGACAGGCGATGGAAGCGACACAACGCTTACTATGTCTGTAACACCTGCTTCTGAAAACTCAATACAAGTGTACTTTGATGGTGTGTATCAACATAAAGATACCTTTAGCTTTAGCGGGACAACACTTACTTTTAGTACAGCTCCTGCAAGCGGAGTAAAAGTAGAAGTGATGGTTATCTCTACTGTCCTTGCTTCTACAACTCCGGGCGATGGTACAGTAACTCTTGCTAAGATGGCTCAAAACTCTATTGATAGTCCACAGTATGTTGACGGCTCAATAGACACAGCACATTTAGCTGATGACGGAATTACAAGTGCTAAACTAGCTCACGCTCTTGATGTTGTAACTTCAGTAAGTGTAGGTGGCGCGAGTAACGGTGTAATCCTAACACAAGGCGATATAGCCCTTAAAAATGGTGGAACTAGGTCAACAGTTAAGTTCTA